GAACAGGTCCGCAGGGTAGTCGGGCGGAGTGAGCTGGACCAGACCACGGAGACGGCTGGGGTCGTCAGGGTACCAGACACCAATGCAATATAGTTTCAGGTGCCCGGATGGCAAAGTTCTGCCAGCCTATGCGGCCATCGTCGAACCGTGACGCGATCTTCTCGTTATCGTTATCGCCGTCACGAAGCTTGTAGATGATCTCAAAGGGCGCAAACCCCATCTGGGGCATGATCCGGGACGCTATGGCTATGAACGTCTGCCAGGAATGTTCCATGTCATTCATGCACTCGTCAAGGAACTGAGCGGAGCCGTTGGTCTTGTTATCGTCTACGACCGGATCCACTGACCAGTGGCTGCGTCTGATGAACATCGAAAACGCGTTCAGACAGGCAGCGCAATAGCCGTTCATGTCGCCCATTTCTTTGAAGACGTGGAACTTCTTCTGGCCCTGGAGGTCTGGCAGTGGTTCGTCGCGGACCCAGCCTGGATAGAAGTATCTAAGGCCTGATCTGCCCAGCACCCGGTCGTTACCCAGAAGCGACGATCTGGTGCCCCTGTATTCGGGATATCTCCGGGCTGCCTGGAGCATAGGATAACTGGGGCGAGTCGGTGCCGGTGATATGGCTTTAGCTATTCTGGATCGAAGAGATTCGAGCATAAATTGAACTTCCTAGAATTTTGGTCTTCTGAGACCGGCCCGAAGGATCGGGTTGGGGCGCGCGTACTGGGTGGGTTGGGGGATGTTGAGAGGTTTGCCGGGCCTGCGAGCAAGAGGGGCGAACGTCATTATAACGGCATCTGCCTCGTCCGGCGATCTGCCTAGCCGGGCTTTAGTTTTCTCTTTTAGCTCAACCTGGACATAACCGCTGCTCATATCATATTTCGGTGTAGCTAGATCGGCGGCGAGACCGGATGATCGCGGTGGTAATGCAAGAAGCATGTCGCCTTTTGGGTCGAGCGCCTGTCGAAGAGTCCACCAGAGCTCGGATCGCAGGTTGGCATATAGGCGGTTGCCTTTCTTGTCCACGAGCTCAGACTTCGTGCTGACGTTGACCTCGTTAACTATGACACCGGACGCCCGATGTTTTTTGAGCTCGTCGACAACGCCCACGCCCATACCGTTGGCTTCGACGTTGGCTACTCTGGCATCCATCTCTCGGTAGATCCTGATAACTTCGCCTGCCAATTGTTGGGTATCTAGACCCGAAAATGTTTGAATAAACGTAATCTTGTTATCGACTCGTGCGGCTATTGCGCTTTTATCCATTCCTCCACGAGCTACATCAACTCCTAGAATGGGTTGACCGGTAGGACTGGTAGTATCCCATCGATCTTGTGCCTTCTCGATCCAGGATAGAGGGACAACGTTATATTCGCCCTGTTCCGGGAAGTCGCCTTCAACTCTGGCGAACCACGCCGGATGAGATGTGCCCCACTCCAAGAACGCGTCGTATGCCCATTTGGGAGTTATGAGCCAGGGATAGGGCCAATTGAAATCGCCGTTATCCTTCCGAGGAACCTTTGGTTCCCATGTATCATTGATGATATCTTCTCTGGTGATACCCAATTGTTTGAAGTTCGGGGTATCCCATGCAGACGTCTTGCCCGTCTTCCAGCCTTCAGTTCGAAACGCCCGGTAAAACTGACCGCCTATATCAGTGGGATTACCTATCAATACCAATCGACAATGGGCCGAGGTTAGGACGCCCATTATGGCTTCGAATATATCTTCATCTACACCACTCGCCTCATCGACAACTACCAAAAGGTGCTCAGAATGATAACCCTGGAATCGGTTACTGTCGTTGGTAGACAGACCGATCGCCGTCCATTCTTTGCCGTCTATGGATAGCTGGGTGGCAGACGGTGATAGATGGCCTCCTAGTGGTGTTATAGACCGGTGATACCCTGATCTGATCTCTTTCCAAATTATGTCTGAGACTTGCCTCCAGGTCGGTCCGGTAATTAGCACAATACTATAGGGATGGCTAAAAAGCCACCACAACACCAACCTGGCGCAAACGAAGCTTTTGCCGATGCCATGACATGAACGCCACGCGGTCTTGGGGTAATCTCGAACAGATTCCAGTATTCGCTGTTGATCTTCCCACAAGATGTCACCAAAAATGTCTTTTACGACATACCCGGGATCGTTTTGCATCCTGGAATATTCGGCATCTCGGATTGATTCGAGATTTACCGTCTTTGTGGACTTTTTGGCCATCAGATTGACCCCAGAGGATCGTTTTGAAAATTTAGATATTTATATACCCATATATTACATAGTATGTAAAACGCTTCCCACCGATGCTCACTCGTCCAGCAGTGACAGGAACGACACAGTGGTGCGAGATTCCACGTCCGTCCAAAGCATCCCGCCTTCTTATCAAAGTTTATGTGATGAACAGAAAGTCGTTCTTGGTTGCCCTGTTCAGATTTTCCGCATCCGGGAAACGCACAAACTCTACCGAACTCTTCTCGAACTTGTTCTTTGCGTTTGAAATTGAATTTGGGACAATATGGAAAGTACTTGACTCCGCCGCGCCACTGACTATTTCCTTCACCTGTACGCTGCTCGCTCCACCGACGGCGTGTTTCTTCAGAGAACTTCCGGCCCCTGCTGGCAGCACCGACTTTGCGCTTTGTTTCTTCGGAAAGATGTTTGCCTTTCAAAGCCTCGCTTAGATGCTTTCTGTGTTCATCTGATGTGGGCCTTCCTTTCAATGCCTTGCTGATATTCTGCTTTTGCTCTTCGGTGTGGCGTTTACCACGGTGGCTTTCAGACATGCGCTGACGTTGGTCTGGTGTGCACTTCCTGCCACGATTTGCATTGCTTATTTTCGCTTTTGTTTCTCTTGACAAATGCTTCCCGAAAAGAGCGCTATTCTCCCCCCCATTAGCAAGCCGCAGCTTCTCCCTTGTCTTTTCGGATACCGTGTGCCCCTTCAGCGTGTTCGCTATCTTCTGCCGGACTTCGATGGGCATGGATGTTCCTTTGGGTGGTATCTAATATACCCCCTCTCGTTTTGGATCTTGCACCCATTTACGACTCTGACAGTTGGGGCACTTCTTAGGATGCAGAACAATGATCGGCCATTCATATCCACACTTGTTGCAGTGGTGTTTAGGTATTTGTTTCATACTACCACTTGTAGTAGTAATTCTATATAGACTTGTCGGGTGAAAGGACTTTGCTAGCTTTTCCGTCTTGTTTTTTGGCTTGGTGCATGGCGAACTCGGCCAGTGTGCTGAATACCAGGGGCTTCTCGCCGTTGCCTTCATGAATTATTCTGTCATTCATATCCAGGTGCTTCTTGCTCCAGTGGATCATGATACTGGTGTCCCCCGGGATGAACTTGTGAGTCACGTTTGTGTGATCATTCCCAAACTCGTCTTTGCCGGTCACGGGATCTACGGGCCGGGATGCGTCGCAGTAAGGGCATTTGTCGTAGAACTTGTCAAACGAGAATCGGATCTTTTCGCAGTCGTTGCAGACTGTCATATATCGATCCATCATCTTCTTGAACATCGCGTCCGAGATGATGTTCTTGCCGTCCCAGGACCCACCTTCACGGGCTTCTCGGAGCTTGGGATCTTTATTGAGATGATATGCCAAAAGCTGTGGCGATACATGCAGCTTGCGAGCTAGGCCGGCGTCCGAGATTTGCGAGCGACAAAAAAAGGCAACCGCATCATAGTCAAACTCGATGTGTTTCGGGCCGGGCTTTTTTTTAGTTGTGGTCATGAAAAATCCCTTGTAATTATCAAAGAGTGAAAAGCAAAACGCGCGGGCACATTTTTGTTTGCATTATCAAAATTCGATCAAAAAATACTGAAAAATTGCCTATAATTAAGGCATAATTACCGGATAATTGGGGGTTAATTCCACCCAGATCTCGACATACGAGCCGAAATCGACTGGCGCGACCACATTGTATGGTCACCGGCACAGGGATCGTCAAGCTTATATATGATACCATCTTATCATGATACTATGCCGAAAGAATACGGGAAACTTAACTTGAACATCGATAAGGCCACCCATCAGGCCTTTCGTGACTACGTATATGAGAAGTACGGCACGACTTATAGATCTGGTGCCGTGATCGAGGAATTTATCCGAGAGGGGCTGCAGAAAAGAGGGGTGAAAATAGAATAAAAATTTTTATGCTTTTTCAATCGTCATCTGGGCAGATTCGAGGAGCAATCGCAACCTCGATTAGATTTCCCTCTTCATAATATTCGACTTCTAGGGGATGCTTTGTAAATTTCAGGCATATCTCCTTATTCTCTTTTGATCCAATCTCCTTTATCACAGATTTAAACAAACCAAAGTCTATGCGCTTGATTCTATTTTCTACAAGCTCTTGAGAATCGATTGAATCATCATATATAGATATAGAAAAGTCTATCTCTTCTCCATCACCCCCAATAGGAATTATGTCACACTTTTTATATGAGAGCACGAATTTTAATTCGTGTATTTTGGGGGATGCTCTAGGCGAGCAGATATATCTATGCGTCCTGCCCATTTTTACGATCCCTTTCATATCCTTCAGATGGACATAAAATTTTGTGGCGGGCACGAGAGCTCTGATATTGCCTGCCAAACTGGAAGGGGCTTCCCCTTTCTCCTCTCGTGCCGGCAAAAACCACGCTACAGTATTGCCTTCGTTGATCGCCATAGAGCGACCTGGAGCGCACGTTGCCACAATGGGGCAATTTGAGACAATCGATGGGAGGCACATTTTTAGGCCTCCAAAAAAACCTGATCTTCCGCCCCACTGTCATCAGGCGCGAACTCCACAGAATACTGCTCCATGCCCTCTGTCAGGGCATCGAAAATCTTTTTCGCCTTCTGGTTAATTGCTTTCATAATATCCCATTATGACATTATCCTATATATACCTTCCCATGATAACAGGATATTAGGGCATTTCGCGCAGGCCCTTTATATACTCCCGCGCATTTCATCGCGGGAGGATAATATGCTTATATACTGTCAGGCAACGAGCGATAACTATATATACTCACATGCCCTAATAGGATATTATGACAACATGGAATGAGATAGGAAAGAGGGTAGCCATCGAGTGCGGCTATGAGCACCCCACGAGCGAAGAGATCGCGTACTTCGCCAGGATCGAGAAATGGGGAGAAAACAGAGCCAGGCGAGGCATCCCAATCAGCGCGCCTTAGGAGGTGAATGGAAAATGGATATTAAGACACACATAACAGCACACGACAGATTCGCTAAGCTCCCAAGATCGCAGAGGGAGCGCGCATACCAAGCAGCTCGCGCCCTGAAACCCAATGGGATCGTATTCATCGATGAGCTGCTGGCTGCAGTGGGGAGGGCATGAAGATGGATCTATCTTCCCTTCCCAGAGCTCTCCTTGAGGGCCTCCAAGCAGAGATCGAGGCAGAGCTGTTTGCGCGCGACTACGAGAGTCTCCCAGACGAGACTCTCATGGGGATAACTATAAATAGGATAACGTGCTAATAGGATATTGAGGTGAAATGAAATGGAAAACATCGAAACACTAGAAATCGTATTGAAGCACCCAAGAGGATCGATTCGCGAGGCGACAGTTGACATCCAGGATGGGGATTCTTCCCTGGGATGGAATTTCAGGGCCTGGATTAACCTGGCAGGGCGAACTGTAGAATTCCTGCAAGGCGCGACAGGATCGCGCGACACCGAAACGTGGTATCCCTTTGAGGAGCATGATACATATCGAAATGCTGGAAGGGCATACTCTCGCGAAGATATAAATTCATTTGAAGACTGGCAGAAATTCGTACGAGAGTATGTGAACAACCTCGATCCTCGCGACACCTTCAGATATCGCAGGCACGAGGGACTTTAATTATTTTTCTGAATTATAATAGCGATAATAAGGAGATGATATAGTGGAACTATTCGATCCCATCGAGCGTTCTCGCGAAATCGAGAACATCGTTATGAAGGGCGACGCGAGAAAATACTACCGCTTCAGGTTTGCTCCATTTTACAAAAGCGATATCAGGAAGGGCATAATTACATGCGATGGGGTAGGCTGCAATTTACTTTGCGGATATTGTTGGAATCTTTCGCGAAATCTCGATCCATCTGCAGGCAGATTCTACGAGCCTAACAAGGTCGCTGAGAAGCTGATGGCCCTCTCAGAAAAGAAGAAAAACGCGAACGCGGATCTATACAGGATATCAGGATGCGAGCCATTTCTGGGAGAGGCATCGACTGGGCATCTCGTAGCTATCATCGATGCATTCGAAAGAAGGGAAAGGCCCGCAGGCTTCATGATCGAGTCGAATGGTATCATGCTGGGCGCGATGCCAGAGCTATGTGATATGCTGCATGGGCTCGATGTCCATGTTCGCGTGGCTGTGAAGGCAGATAGCCCTGGGCGATTTGAGGCCATTACAGGCGCGAAAGGTGAGGCCTGGAAGTTCCAGGAAATCGCTATCCAAGAGCTGAATAAGCGTAGAATATCATGTTCTGTGGCTGTGATGTCACAGTTCGTGAATCCCCTGAAAATCAAATTCAGAGGGACCATCAAGGAGCAACTTGAGCAAGAGCAGCTCAAGAAATATCCGCAGACGATGAAACAAATGAAAGCGAGAGGCCTAGAAGTAGGCCCCTGATCTGTCTATTTTGGATTTCCGCCCATACCGGCGCCCGCGTGTGCGGCTGCTGCATTAGCAGCTGCTGCGAGGGATGCTGCGCTCTGTCTGGCCATAACTCACCTCCTTTTTATGTCTTTGAAATCATCATAATCCACGTTTTGATCCAAACCGTCAGATACCGTTGGATCGTTGACGACTTGCATCCGTTCTGGCACCCATGTGAGGTTATCTGAAAACTCCGCACAGAAATCTCGAATTACCTGGCCGCCGCCGTACACAAGGAAAACAATATCCTCCGTCCCCGCATGATCGCATGCGGCCTGATAGAGCCTGCCAAGATAAGCGATCTCTCGGGTGTACCCACGGGTCGCATACGCAGTATAACCGTCAGGAACTCCGACGAAGTTGAGATCCAAATAAACCTCGGCCACATTGAGATCCACAAAAACCTTAACACCTTTGGCCTGGAGTTTCCTGGCTATGAACCTCTTCCAATACGTCCACCAAATGACATGAGCCTTCGGGCTCTGTGAACCTATGGAAAAGTTAGGTTCTACAATGGCAGCCGGGTTTGAATACAGCGGTGCAAGAGGATCGTTTACGAGGTTGGCGAACTTGGAATCTTCCACATAAAAATGCCAGCATCCATGCATGGGCTGACGGCGCGAGATCTCCCCCCATTTCACCAGAGGAGTCGGCACGGAATCTGGCACGAACTTCAGGCTTAGAGAAGGTATACCATATTCGTTGTCTGATGGAAATGCTTCAGATGGTATGCCATGATATTTTGGCAGCTCTTCTTTGCTTACCGGTGGTAATGGTTGATGAAGTTCTGGTTCTTGTGAGCCTAATGGCAAAGGCCGGACCGGCTCAGCTTCGTAGTCCACTTCACGTGCTGGTCCGTTTACCTTCTCAGCATAACTCGGTGAGAGGTCTTCGAATATGGGATCGTCCGCGGCCAGGTCCTCGACTAGAAATTTGTCATATTTGTCAAACTTCAGAAAATCGTACTCAACGTTGTCGGTCTTGAGATCCCGCAGATGGTCTATCAGGATTGCGTCGTCGTACGCCGGTGCCAACTGCTGGACCCGATTATCTGCAACCCTCAAAAACTTGGCCTTGGCTTTATCAAAATCGAGCATCCAGACGACGGGCAGCCGTTCCAGACCGCTCCTATCGCCCGCCTCGATCCTGCCGCCGCCATAGATGACTTCGGGTTTGCCGGTCTGGGGGTTCTGCCAGAGGGCTATAACGTTCTTGAAGCCCACGGTGTTTACAGACCCAAACAGAGCTTTGAGATCCTGGTTACGATGTTTGTGGGGGTTCTCGGTCCCGGCCAGGATCTCCATGAGGTACTTGGTATTCTCGACCGTCGGCCTCATGCCAAACTCTTT